TATCAATAACCTCCATACGATTAATACAAGTATAACACACCAATCAAAAAGAAACAAGACTGTATCATTCGTTTTTCAGTAAAACTTCAACTACAGATGTGGCATCTTTTTCACCGTATCCGAGTTCTGTCGCTTTGACATAAAGCTCTCTCATAGATTTTAGGATTTCTGTCGGAAATGAAAGATGTTCCGCTGTACTGATAGCGGAATCAACAACTCCTATTAAACTGTCGGTAGATGCAACACATTGGTCATAATTTCTGTTTATAATATTCGGCAACATATATTCTGCACCCGGAATTATACCTCCTAAGTTTTGCATAGCAATATCTTCGGGAATGTTCAGCTTAACGAGTGCGGCACCCGCATAAGCCATCATTGTTGACGAAAAGACAGAAGCGAACACAATCGGACTTTCCGCTTTTGTTGCAAATGATACATCGCCGACTCTTTGAACCGTGCCGTCTTTGCCAAGTACATCGTTCCAAAAATTTTCTTCATTTTCGGGACAACCAAGCAAGAAATATGCTTCTTGATTTTTCACCTGTTCGGGACCTACCATAATTGAAATTTCGGATAAAGAACCTCCGTTTGTTTTCACATGATTTGACAAAGATGTAATTTCATCAATGCTTGTGGTTGAAGCATTTAAAAGTTTCTTGCCGTTTACGGCAGAAAGGAAATCGTCATTCATAATATTGGCAACAGCCTTACCATCGGTCAACACCAATATACTTGCATCAGCTGATTTAACAGCTTCGGAAGCGGAAGAAACAGCAACAGCTCCTTTTGAAACCAAAGGTTCTGTTTTTGAAATCGTACGATTATAAACAATAACATCGTGACCGCACTTAATCATTCCCTCGGCAACCGCACTTCCCATTAAACCTAAACCTAAAATAGCTATTTTCATAGAAACCTCCTGAATTGATACATAATTGATTTTTATGAAACAATGTTGTTTCATAACGATAGTGTAACACAATTTTGTGTTTGAGTCAATATCGTCTCATTATATTAATAAATTATTTCCCAAAGCGGAGATTATATACAATGAAATGTTGTTAAAATGCACCCGTATAATTTGAGTATGCACACGGTAAGCCAAAATGCACACGGTATGCACACGGCAGTTGCACACGGTACTGGGGATTGTATTAATGACGATGTTTTTATAGACCAACATATAGCCGATATGATACAATATCATATATTGAATATATCTCCAGACCGCCGTATTTCAGCGGTTTTTTATTTTTGAATAATCTCAGCTTGCTTTGGTAAGTCTTTTTTTATGCCTGTGAAAATATCTACTCTCAAATAATTATCCTACTCTCAAATGCTTACTTTGGGAATAATTTGAGAGTAGCAAGGTTTTATTTGAGAGTAGAAATAACTTGACATTTTCCTTTTTTAGAGCAATAGATATTTAAAAAGGAGATGAAAGTTATGGACAAAAAAGATATGAAAAACGAGGTTAATTACAGGCTTGCTAAAATGCTTATTTTGAGTTTATACAAGAATGGCTCATTGACATTGGATGACGCTGAAAAGCTGAGAACAAGAATGGAAGAATATTATAAACCGCCTATAGGCTGTTTGGATGGAGGTATTGAATGAAAAAGATAATTGCTATTGAGGCATTACCCAATATCCCGTCAATGCAGCGTAATAAAGGCAAAACAAAAGTTGCGGCATACGCACGAGTTTCAACCCAGTTAGAAGAACAGATGAGCAGCGTAAAAATGCAAGAGGAGTATTATGAACATTTGATTAAATCAAAAGTTGAATGGGAGTTTGCGGGTATATATGCCGATGAGGGAATTACGGGAACCTCTTACAGTAAAAGAAATGCTTTTAATCGTATGATAGAGGACGCATTAAGCGGTAAAATAAATCTTATACTTACAAAATCAATATCAAGGTTTGCAAGAAATACGGTGGATACGCTGAATACAATAAGAAAATTAAAGCAAAATGATGTGGTGGTATATTTTGAAAAAGAAAATATATACACAAATGATGAAAAGATGGAATTTCTTATTACTTTGCTTTCAAGCATAGCACAAGAAGAAGCTCGTTCAATATCAGAAAATGTTACTTGGGCGGTAAGAAAGCGTTATGAACAAGGAAAAGTTCATGTTCCGTATAAAAGATTTCTTGGCTATGATAAAGGTAATAAATTTGAGATGGTAATAAACAAGGAACAGGCGGTTGTAGTAAAGAAAATTTATAAATTGTTTCTTGAGGGGTATACCTCATTCAAAATTGCAGAAATATTATCTGCTGAGAATATACCTACTCCGAGCGAGAAAGATGTATGGAATCAAACCACAGTGCGAAGTATCCTTACAAATGAAAAATATAAAGGTGATGCGATATTGCAGAAACGATTTACAGTGGATTTTCTAACTAAAAAAAGTAAGTATAATAACGGAGAACTTCCGCAGTATTATGTGACCGCAGACCACGAATGGATAATACCGCCGCCACTATTTGATTTTGTGCAGGAAAAATTAAAAGAACGAAAAGAATATGTGGTTGATGGCAGATATAGTGGCACAAGACCATTTACATCAAAAATTGTCTGTGGTGATTGCGGAGCAACATTTATACCTCGTCAATGGCATTCAACAACCTATAATGATTTGGTGTGGCAATGCAGAAATCGTTATAAGGAAAATTGCAAGTCAGTTCCACATATATATGATGAGCTACTTAAAATTGCTACTGGTGAGGCTATTAAAAATATGATTTCAAGAAGAAAAATAAAAAAGATAGTATTAGATGAAATGGCTGATAATTGCTTGAAACAAATTAAGAAAATAAATATTGTTGCGGATTTAGAAGATTGCCTGATAATTATTGAAAAGATTACGGTTACAAGAGATAAGCAAATGGTCTTTGAATTTATTGACGGTAGTGAGTTCTGCTATAAGATGCCGAGGTACAGTCCGATTAGGGGAATTTATTGATACGAATAGTATATACTTGATAAAAATACAAATAGATTAATCACTTAAGCTGCGATTGAATATTGAATATATCAATAAATTAGTGTATAATCAAAATATAGTTGTGTAATATATTGCTCCATTTTGTTATGTATAGAATTAAATTGTAGATAGGGCGGTGGATGGTATGGCAGTAAATAGAAGAGCTAATGCGACTTTGTTTGGATTTGACTTTCAAGTGAATGCAGCAATTGTTCTTATGATTGAAAATATAAAGAGTTTAAAGAATCTGAAACTTGAGGGAAACTATGAAGATATTGAATTAGAGCTGGAAAATAATCAATATATTTTAGCACAAGCAAAATCTGTGGAAAATAGTAGTTCTGATTTTCACAATGTAAGAAAAAACTTAAAAAAAGCATTAATATCTTTATCGGAGGGAAGTCAAGAAATTGATGTACAACAGTTAATTTTGATAACCAATTCTCCAGATCCACTGAATGATAAATATACTCGAAGTATCTTTTACGGAGAGGCACACCGTAGCTTTTCGTCATTACCGGAATCGTCAAAAAAATTAATTGAAGGTTATTTAAAGGAATTAGATAAGCCTCTGGATACAAATAAGTTTACAATTCAAGTTTTACCGTTTGAAACAGATAATGATTTAGAAAGATACAAAGTTGTTAGAAAAAATGTAGATGACTTCATAGGAGAATTAAAGTTAAATATTCCGGGGTTGGGAAAAGAATTACTGTCTATATGGAATGAAGAAGTTTTTAAAAATGGTTCTAAAAAAGATTCTGCTATTAAGTTGTCAAAGAAAGATATAATATGGCCTGTTATTGTAATTGTTACAAATGATGAACGGTGTGACGAATCACTTTTAGATGAATTTGAAATTGGGCAATATGAAGAAATCCTTAGACAGTATAAAGAAACTATTGATAATTGCTGCGAGAAATGCGAGATATTTATTAAAGTTCTTTCAGATTACAATGAATACAAATCAACAAAAAAAACATCGGAAAAGTATTTAGATTTCATATCAAATAAATGGGGAAATTATAAATCAGAGTTTGAAAATGTTGGTATTGATGCAGATGTTTTAGAAGGTTTAACTAAAATTATTCTTTATAGGATTATTAAAAATCGCATTAATATCGACAGAATAAAGAAAGGGGTAGGTTTGGTATGATATTAAAATCAATTCATCTTAAAGAGGGCATTTTTGAACGTGAAATTATATTTTCTAAAAAAGTAAATTTGATTCATAGTACGAAAAACAGCTGTGGTAAAACTACACTACTGAGATGTATACTATATGCGCTTGGGTACAATATACCAAATACAAAAAAAATCAGGTTTAAAAATTGTAATATCAAGTTAGTAGTTGAATGTGAATCTATGGGGCTTATTACATTAGTTCGTGATAGTGAAGTTGCTATTGAAGCAACATTCAATAACGAGAAAAAAACATTTGTATTGCCGGAACAACAAGAAGAGTTGCATAAGATATTTTATTGCACAGAAAATACAGATTTACTCTCAAATTTGTTAGGTGCTTTTTATGTAGATCAAGAAAAAGGATGGACTTTACTTAATAGAGGTGTTGTTATTGGTAGTATTCATTTTAATATAGAAGAATTAATTAGGGGATTAAGTGGTTGTGATTGCTCAGAGTTAATAAGGGAAGAAAATCGGTTAGAAAGAGAATTAACAAAGTATAAACAGATGTTTAGTGTATCCAAATATCAAGAAACTTTAAATAATATGTCAGGTGAATTGATTTCTGATAATTATGAAGATGAAATAGAGATAGCACTTCAACAATTGCTTATTCAAAAAAACAAGTTTCATTCTGAAATCAAAAGAATAGACAGAAGTATATCGGATAATAGAAAATTTAAAAAATACATACAAGATATGAGAATTCTTGTTGAGGCACCGAATGGTGAACGCTTTGTAGTCAACGAAGAAAATATTGTTGGATTAAATGATATAATAGATTTATTAATTGCAAAAAGGAAAATGCTTTGTAGGAAATTTTCTGAAGTATCGTCAAAAATAGATAATCTTGAAAAAAATCATAATAAGGAAAATGAGCAATTAAGTTTTTACGAATCTGTAAGTCAAATTGAGAGATTTGATGAAAAAATAGCAAGGATACATATGAATCCGGTGTCTATAAAAAAAGAAATAAAGAGACTTGAAAGAGAAATTAAATCTATAAGGGACAGAGTTAGTGCCATCACTAAGAATAACAATAATATAGTTTCAGATATTGCAAATGAGCTAATTAAATATGCGGAAGAACTGGGATTGGGAGATAAAGAAACTATAAATCCAACATATTTATTTACTTCTAATCTTAAAGAACTTTCAGGAGCTGTTTTGCACAAAACTGCTTTTGCATTTAGGCTTGCATATATTAATGTGATTGAAAGTTTACTTAATATCAAACTACCGATTATTCTTGATTCACCAAGTGGAAAAGAAGTGGATAAATCAAATATAGCACTTATGATGGATATTTTAAAAAGGGATTTTTCTGATAATCAAATTATTATAGCATCTATATTTGATTATGACTTTGATGATATGAATATAATAGAGATAAAGGAAAGATTGATAGATTGCAATTAGGAGATAATCTATGAGAGCATTGACATATTATCTGGTTTCCACAATCGATAAAATACAATTTCATATATCTAATATAGCTAAAAACCGCAGTATTTCAGCGGTTCAAAGACTTTCGCTTTTAAAACCTTATCAGTGAGGGTCTTTTTTTATATCCATAATATTTTGCACTCTTAAATGGTTATTGCACTCTCAAATGGATATGCGATAAGTATTTGAAAGTGCAAAACGGCATTTGGGTGTGCGGATTTCTTTTGATAGTGTAATTGATTTTACAATTTTTATGACAGCAAATATTCAAAATGAGTTACTAAAGATGTGAAATGAGTATTGGGGCTGTCGAATACACTGTTCCAAGTTCTTATATAAACAAAAACTTATAAATAAATTTTTGATTTAGGTATATGAAAATAACCGAAAATCTGATATAATGTACTAATGAATAGTTAGTTTTATATCGGAGGAGGTTAGAATATGCCTGATTTTGGGAATGCTGAAAGGCACATTGGTGATTTATTGGCAAAGGGTGAAATTTTTTCTAAAGATGGGAAAACATATACGATTATTAAGTCCGGAAAGCCGACATGTATGAAAGGTGAGCCTAAAACTGATATTTATGTGTATGCAACATCAAATTGCGATGCTGTTGAATTGAAGATTTCATTTAAGAAAGAAAATGCAGACTTTATAGAAAATAAGACAAATGCCGAACGAGCAGAGGCTTTGTTTGGAAGTGATTGGGACAAAATAATATCTCAAGCAACAATGAGTCTTGCTGATAAGTTTGAATCGAAAAAACTTATATATAAAGTGAAACACAAAAGAACAGAAGAAGGAGCTATTACTCTTGGGTGGAAATATGAACTTTTAAACAAGACAGGTGGAGATTTATCGGGGATTGTTCAATTAACTCGTGAGCAAATAATTGATGTATACGCAGGTACTCACATTTCCGATGATAAGAAAAATGCTAAAGTCGGCAATGAGATAATAATAAATTCGGGAATAGCAAACTACATATTGATGAGTGATACGGTGTCAACAACTCAAGAGGTTATCGATAATTTGTCAACGATAGAGGATTATGTAAAACAGCATCCAACAATTTATTTTGCATGTAAGGCTTTGAATTACAGAACATATAAAAACAAGTATGATGGAAATAGACCGCTTTCGGTTTATGTTGATTGGGATGTTTTGGATGGTAAATTAAATCCAACATTAGTTTATAATAATCCGCTTAAAGTCGGAGGAGACGAAGTAGCGAAAAAACTCAAGGATAGTATGCAAAAATTGGAAATTGAAACTACAAAAGATATTGATGATAATTTGGTTACAAAACCATCTATTATTGTAAAATGATAACTTGACTATATTTGTTTTCAGAGTTAACATAAGCTGAAACGGAGGATACTTTAATGAAAATTATTAGTTTATTTTCGGGTGCAGGCGGTCTCGATTTAGGTTTTGAGAGAGCCGGATTTGAAATAGTAATGGCAAATGAGTATGATAAGTCTATATGGGCAACATACGAGAAAAACCATACCGCACCATTGATAAAGGGTGACATCAGAAATATTGAAGAAACAGACTTTCCTGATGAAGTTGACGGAATTATAGGAGGACCGCCTTGTCAGAGTTGGAGCGAGGCAGGTTCATTAAAGGGTATTGAGGATGCGAGAGGTCAGTTGTTCTATGATTATATTCGTATTTTAAGGGACAAGCAACCTAAGTTTTTTCTTGCGGAAAATGTATCAGGAATGCTTGCCAACAGACATTCAGAGGCTGTGAAGAATATTCTTGATTGCTTTGACGAATGTGGTTATAATGTTACATTAAATTTGGTTAATGCTGCAGACTACGGTGTTCCGCAGGATAGAAAAAGGGTGTTTTATATTGGTTTCAGAAAGGATTTAGATATTGATTTTAAGTTTCCTAAGCCAACAACACCGAAAAAAGAAGATAAATTGACCCTAAGAGATGCTATTGGAGATTTGGCTGATTCGGCAGTTCAGGCATTGCCGAAAAATAAGGCTAATGCAAATTTAAAAATACCTAATCATGAATATTTTACGGGTTCATATTCAACAATCTTTATGAGCCGTAATAGGGTTAGAGCATGGAATGAACAAGGCTTTACTGTTCAAGCAAGTGGCAGACAATGTCAGTTGCATCCGCAAGCTCCCGAAATGCTCTTTGTTGAAAAAAATAAAAGGATATTTGTGCCGGGCAAGGAAGAGTTGTACAGAAGATTAACTGTCAGAGAATGTGCAAGACTACAAGGTTTCCCAGATGATTTTGAGTTTATATATACAGATGTAAATGATGGTTATAAAATGATAGGCAATGCTGTTCCAGTGGATTTGGCAAATATAATTGCACAAGAAATATATGCGGAATTGCAGTCTTTGGAAATTCCAAAAGCTGTAGCAATTTAAATAGAATAGTATTGAAGTTTTATATTGTAAAAAAAATTAAGACCAATTAGGCTTAAATAAAGGCTTAACTGGTCTTTTTTGTTGAAAAAATACTTGACTTTTGCTCGCTTTAGAGTGATTAATAACACGAGTAAATTATAGTGAAATTTATAATGTACATTTTCGTAGAGTGTTATAATCTGCGAAAGAACATTTTAGTTGTATTTAGTATAGCACTCGAGTGTTTTTTTGTCAATAAAGCGTAATTGTTATGTGTTTATTTTGTTAGAATTGCACAATTTGGTTAACTGCTTTTTGTTCAATTATTAAGTGTATTAATGAGTAATTTATAGTTTATTCTTTAATAGCCGTCAAAATAATGGTCAAAGGAGGTGCTATAAATGCCAAGAAGGGGAGAAAATATATATAAGAGAAAAGATGGTAGATGGGAAGGTCGCTACATAAAATCAAATGTAGATGGTAGCACTCGCTATGGGTATGTTTATGCAAAATCTTACAAGGAAGTTAAAGAAAAATTGATAATAAAAACAACTTCACATCAATCAACTGATTTATGTAAGAATATACAGCATTTAAGTTTTAAATCAGTTTCCGAAGAGTGGCTCAAAAATTCACAACATCAACTCAAAGAATCAAGTGTCATAAAATATATGAACATACTTAAAAATCATCTTTATCCCAAATACGGAGATATGAATATCGAAGATTTCAATATAAAAGATATTTCCGATTTTTCTGTTCGGTTGTTAAATAGTGGTGGAGCAAATAAAACGGGCTTATCTCCCAAAACAGTATCAAGTATATTGTCGGTTTTAAAAAGTATATTTGAATATGCGGAAAAAAACAAAGGTTTTAATATGCCCGATATAAGCAGTATAAGCGTAAAGCAGAATGCTAAGCCTATGAGAGTTTTAAGCATTACGGAACAGAATAAATTAAACCAATATCTCTATGAAAATTTATCGTTGACTAATGTAGGAATTTTAATTTGTATGTATACGGGTATTCGCATAGGAGAAATATGTGCATTAAAGTGGAAAAATGTCTCATTTTCGGAACATTGTATTTTTATAGAAAGCACAATGCAACGCTTACAACAGCAAACTTCGGGATATTATAAAACTAAAATTGTTATTTCCGAACCTAAAAGTTGCTGTTCAATAAGACGAGTTCCTATTCCGGATAATTTGTATGAAACTTTGAAAAATTTACAGCAAAATCCCGAGTGTTTCTTATTGACCGGTGATGTTAGGGAAATTTTAGAACCCCGTACTTTACAAAACCGATTTAAGGCTGTGATAAAAAAATGTGGTATTCAAAACGCAAATTTTCATTCACTCAGGCACACCTTCGCAACTCGATGCGTTGAGGTTGGTGTTGATGTGAAAAGTTTGAGTGAGATATTGGGACATGCAAGTGTAAATATTACATTAAATAAGTATGTTCACCCATCTATGGAACAAAAGCTAAAAAATATAAATATGCTTTCGGATTTATTAACCGTCAAATAAGCCGTCATTATATGCCATTAATACCGCATTTTAGCGGTTTTGATGGCATCTTTTCGTAGATTATAACACTCTACGAAAGTGGTATTACAAACGAAAAGAGATTGTATAAGTATATTATATCAAATATTAATTAAATTATACCTGCTTATTTATGTAAAATATCAGCATTAAGAGGGTTTAATGTTTAATGTTGATAGAAAGTGTGGTTAATAAGGGGGAATGCGGAAGTAGATATTTTCACAAGGCGAGTGCGTACCTAAACAAAGATACCTTTTGTTAAAAAACGGTATCAATTATTATATGAAAGGAGAACATTATGGCAAAAAGAATTGTTAGTTTACTTTTGGTGATAACTATTGTAGTTTCAGCTTTGCCTACCTCTGTTTTTGCTGATGAAGAAAATCAGGATTTTATTTATGAAAACAGTGAGGATTGTACTGAAAATTCATCACCAACTAAAGTGTATGAAGGTAAAGATGATTACCAGATATTGAACATAACTGTTGATGATAATAATACTGCGGAGATTTATTACAATGCAGCAGAAAATTGTTCTTTATCATTGGAAGTCTTTGATAATGTATCGGGTGATGTTGTTGATACGATTACAAAGCCTGTGTCTGCAGGAATAAGTGCGTGTACTTCCGTTGATATTATCGGAAACTATGAGTATTATTATTTGGAAGTTGTACTTAAAGAAGGGGAAGTACAATTAAGCGATGTATATTCATTTTATGATAGAACTCGTGAATATGAGGACTTTTTAAATGTAACAGTTGATGATCCTGAATTTGAAAATAATGTGGTTATTGACTACGGTTTAGGAAGTAATGGACTTGAAAACTTCCTTGTGGTAAATGAAGATGTAAAGATTGTTTATGTTGATTCTATGGATGACATAGAAATCGAAAATGATTATGTTGATGAAGATGAGATAGCATTATTTTCAGTTGATGATGAAAAAACTACTTATACATTTACCGATATCGAAGATGATAGTACTTTAAGGAACATAGAGGAAGGCGATAAAGTTTTGATTTTGCCTGAAGATGATAAACTTAAAGTTAGGACTCTTGTTGTCGGAGAGACTGATGTTGTTTCGCTTTTTGATGGTACAGAGGTAATATCTTTAACAAGTTCAGATGATGAAAAGGATGATGATTTCTTTGATTATGCAAGAATCAATCTTGAAGAAGAAAGAAGTAATCCGGATATAGATTTTTCTGAAATGGATGAAGAATTGGAGTTGCTTGAAGTAAATGATGATTATGCTACCATAGAGTGGTCTGATGATATAGAAATATTGGATGAAGATGAAGCAGAATTGATGGGTTCAGCATCAAAGTCATATACAACAACTGTACAACAGGAATTTTGTAAGTTTACACTTAAGGATAAATTGACAACAAAAGTAGGAATTGGCTATTCTCTTGAATGGAGTAGGGTTCTTCCGAAAAGTGCAAGTGTATCAGCAACAGTTGATGCAACAAATAATTTGACACTTAAATCATCCGGTATATCTGCTAATTTGTTAAAGAAAAAGTGGCAAGTAGGTACTGTTGTTATCTATGGTGTAAGCATACCTATTAATTTGCATGTAGCTGTATCTGTTGGAGCAAAACTTGATGCATCTGCCACTCAAACTGCATCTGCTACTATTGGAGCAACTTGGTCAAGTAGTGGAGGCGTTGTTTCAAATAAAAGTTTTTCCGGTAGTTCATCCTATGATTTTGAAGTTGAGGGTAAGTTAACTTTGAAAGTAGGTGTTGGAACGGGAGGTAGTTTTTCACTTTTAAAAAGTAAGTTAAAGGCTGAGGTTCAAGCCGGTGTTCAAGTTGAAGGTAAAGTTACACCGATAAGTACAAGCGATACACAAACGCATGAATGTGATTTTTGCTTGTTAGGTGATTTAGGTTGTTATTATGAAGGAGAACTGTATGTTAAGATACCTATAAAGGGTGTTATCATTAATTATGATAATTCGGATTTGTCCGACAGTAAATCTCTTTTTAAATTCCATGTATCAAAACGAAATGGTAAATGGACAGCAGGAAAAGGAACTTGTGATTATTATAGCTATAAAATAACTTTTAAGACTACTAACAGCAAGGGGACTTCTCCACTGTCATCTGTAGATATATACAAGGGATCAACAAAATTAGGTACAACAAATTCAAAAGGTACATTTAGTAAGAAAATACTGAAAGGTACATATACGATAAAGGCAAAGAAATCAAAATATACAACACAGACTAAAACATACACTGTTAAATCTGCAGGAACGGTAACTTTCAAAATGGCTAAAACAGGTTCTGCTAATGAGACATATTATACTGTTGATGATTTGGTAAATCTTACTGATGCTGAATATAATGACTTTATAGCTGATACTGAAGCAGTAAGTAATACCATATTCAAAATAAATGATGGAAATGACCTTAAAAAATTATCTGATTTTGTAAATAAGGGCAATAAAGATACAACGGGATTAAGATTTGTGCTAAATAATTCTACAGGATATATTGACTTGAGTGGTATTGATTTTTCACCTATAGGCACTGTTAATAATATGTTTAAAGGTGAATTGGACGGAAATAATCTTGTTATAAAAGGATTAAATATAAATGGCACATCAAGTGGTATTGGTTTATTCGGAAATTTAAGCAATGCTAATATTTATAATTTAGGCATAGAAAATGTAAATATTAAGGGTAGTGACAATGTTGGCGGTATTGCCGGTTATGCAGAAAATGAAACTAAAATAGAAAATTGTTATGTGACAGGAAATATTTTAGGCACTACTAATGTAGGCGGTTTAGTTGGAATGATGGATACATCTGAAATAACTAACAGCTATAATACTGCTGATATTTCAGGAAATACAAATGTAGGTGGAATTGTAGGTTCAATGAATCAAACAATCGATATTGGCAAAATAAGTAATTGTTACTCAATGGGTAAAATTATAGCAAGCGGAGTCAATGGCGGTATTGTGGGAAAGATGACATATTCAAATGTCAAAACTGATAGTGAATCCGAAGATGATTCTACATCTGTAGGTATTCAGTATTGTTATTATTTAGATTCATCATCTGATGCGGCGGTTGGAAGTACAGATAGTATGAATACTGTAATAGCATATGCTGTAAATGAAAAACAAGCTAAAGGTGAAGGAAATGATGCTTACATAACAGATGATACTAACAGCTTTGCTTTTGCATACACACTTTTAGATGCATTAAATGCTTGGTGTGTTGCATTTGGAAATGAATCGGGAGAGGATTTAACAGAAAACGATGATGATAATAGTGAGAGTGGAATTATTGTAGGGAATTCATATAGGGAATGGTTTAAAGATGTAGGATTAAGTAATGGAGGTTATCCATTGTTTGCCGAAAAATCACCTGTTTATAAACTTACAGTAAACTATGTATATGCAGATGGATCTGAGGCTAAGCCTTCTGTAGTGCTTTACCTTGAAGAAGGTCAGTCATATGATGTAGATTCATATAAGATTGAAGGTTATAATACCGGAGATGTTGAATATTCCGGAGTTATGCCTGCTTATGATATGGAATTCAGAGTTATTTATGTGAAAGATGACATTTTCAATTCATCTGTATCCGGATTATTATCAAGTGGCAGTGAGGCTGTGAGCGGTGATAGTTACAGCATTAGTAATAGTGCGGACTTAGTTGCGTTGTCAAGTTATGTAAATTCAGGTAAAAATACAATCGGAGTTACATTTAAGCAAACTGATAACATTGATATGACGAATGTTAGTTTTATACCTATAGGAACGAAGAAAAATCCGTTTGAAGGTATCTATGAAGGTAATTATGGAGTTATATCAAATTTGGTTTGTTCAAAAGATGAGGATTATGTAGGTTTATTCGGATATGTGAAGAATGGTAAATTAAATAACTTCTCTGTTACAACAAATATTAATGGTAATAATTATGTAGGTGGAGTTGTAGGTTATATTGATAATACAGTTATTGAAAATTGTTCAGTATCTAAGACCTCAACTGTAACTGGTAATGATTATATAGGCGGTGTTATTGGCTATGCAACCGATTCTTCTGTAATTTTAAATTCATCAGAGGGAAATGTTACCGGTAAAAACTATATCGGTGGTATATTAGGTGCTACTGAAAACTCTACGGTAAAGAATACTTACAATGCAAGTATTGTTGCTGGCAATAATTATGTTGGAGGTATTTGTGGTAATTCTGTTTCAGGTAATATAGTTAACAGTTATAATTTAGGAAATGTAGGTAACAGCAATTCTGTTAATGTGGGCGGTATTGCCGGTGATGTTGGAACAGCGAGAGTTGAAAATTGCTATAATGTAGGAACAATTTCAGGTTCCGGTAATTTTGGTGCATTGACAAGTAAAGGAACTGTTAAGGTAACAAATAATTATTACCTTGAAGGTGTTTCATCGGTTGGTTCCGGTTCGGAAGGAACGAACACCCAATTTAGCAATAGCACTATACAAACGATGGTTGATGGTTTGAATTCTTGGGTAGATACATCAGATATCGACGGATTATACAGATGGTATGTTGGAAATGATAGTGTTTATCCAATATTCGGAGCTATAGATAGCCATTGGTTGACAGATTGTAGCATAGCTTCAAACAAGTTGACATTCACATACTCTAATGAGAATTATGATAACTCGATTTTATATGTTGCTTTATACTCTGCAGATAATAAGTTTATTAGTATAAAATCATACAATGAATCAGGTTCTTATGAAACTAATTTAGATGGTGTGGGATATGTTAGACTTTATATCTGGAACAAAGATACTCAAGAACCAATGGACAATAGTGTCACTTTAGATGTGTAATGTTGAAAGGAGGGATTGAATGTGTTTAAATATTTAGCTACAGTATTTATAAGCATTTCGGTAGTCATTTTATCGGCATTAAGTGTGTACGCATCGGAAATAACAATAAACGATGTTAATCAAACTTCAGATGGAAAAATTTCTGTGAAATGCAGTATTTCTGAAGAATCGGATTCACAGAGAATTACTGTTATCTCTTGTGAAGAAGGAGATGAGACACATACAGAAGATGTTGTTTATATTGATGAATTTGTACCTGAGATTACTGATGGCGAATTTTCATTTGAATTTGAGCCGGCATCATGGGTTACATACAACAAAGGCTACATACTTCGTATTGGTGGTAACGATATAAATAATCCGGCGGAATTGGCTATTGTTTATATAAACAATTATATTGTTATAGCCGGCGATGTAAATGGTGATGGTAAAATAAGCAGAGCGGATTTAAATAGGTTAAATCAGTATTTTGCAGGCTGGGATGTAAAAATTGACGAAGACGCATCTGATGTAAATGGTGATGGTCGATTGAGTAGAGCCGATTTAAACAGACTCAACTTGTATTTTGCAGGTTGGGATGTTGTTCTTGGTCAATAGTTTAAATTACTATCAAATTTTTAAGGTACTTATAGGAGGCGTTCATTTATGAAATTGAAAAGAGTTATTTCAATCTTGTTGATTGCTGTATTGATGTTTTCAACATTTAATAGCATTAATGTTTTTGCGGCAGGCATTACAATATCTGCAGAAAGTAAAGAAATAGCAGAGGGAACAACAGATGTTAGTATTGGAATTAGTGTCAAAGGTAATCCCGGAATAAACAATATTGGATTTAATGTGGGATATAATAGAGATGCTATGCAACTTACAAGTGTTGAATGTGGAAATGTTTTCAGCACAAGTGAATATCAAAAGGGAGATATTAGTAAAAATCCTTATACAGTATCATTTATCGCATCAGAAGATAAAACTGTTAATGATACCCTTATTACTATGAACTTTACAATCAATAATAACTGTCCAGCTGGAGAGTACGCAGTTGAACTTTTGGATGCAGGAGTTATAGGAGGAGCATTTAACTTGTCTGATGAGGAGTTTGAAATAAGTTTTGAGTCAGGTAAAATTACCGTGATTGGAAAAACTCCTGCTCACGCAAATATAACTCATGTTGAATCAAAAGATGCTACATGCGGAGAAAATGGAAATTCCGAGTATTGGTATTGTACAGACTGTGGAAAATATTTCAATGATGAAAATTGTGAAACAGAGATTGAACTTGAAAAGACTGTTATTCCTGCAACGGGTAATCACAGTTGGAATGAAGGCGTTGTGACAACAGAGCCAACAGAAACAAGTGAGGGTACAAAAACTTATACATGTACCGTTTGTGGTAAAACAAAAACAGAAGCTATTCCGGTTGTAGCACATACTCATAAGAATGTAGTTTATACGGAAGCAATTCCTGCAACTTGTACAGAGAGTGGTAATAAGGAATATTGGAGTTGCGTTGACTGTGGCAAGTACTTTAGTGACGAAAAATGTGAGACTGAGGTTTTATATGAAAGTTTGGCTATTACGGCTACAGGTCACAGTTGGGATGAAGGCGTTGTAACAACAGAGCCAACAGAAACAAGTGAAGGAATAAAAACTTATACATGTACAGTATGCGGAGAAACAACTACCGTATCTATTCCGGTTTTAGAGCATGTTCATAAGGATATAACTTACACAAGTGCTAATGCGGCAAGTTGCACGGAAAGTGGAAACAAAGAGTATTGGTATTGTGCTGATTGTGGAAGTTATTTCAGTGATGAAAATGGTGAAACAGGAGTATTGTATGAGAGTTTGATTATTCCTGCCACAGGTCATATTTGGGGTGAGGGTGTTGTAACAACAGAACCAACAGAGACAAGTGAGGGAATAAAAACTTACACATGTACGGTTTGTGGAGAAACAAAAACAGAAGCAATTCCTACAATAATAACAACAACCGAAACAACAACCGAAACAACAACCGAAAGCACTACTACGACAACAGAAAGTAGTACAACAACCGAAACTACAACTGTAAAAAGAACATCAAGTGGTGGCGGCGGTGGTGGTTCATCTCGTAAAGCAACAACTACCACTACAACAACTACAGAATCAACTACTGAGATTACCACAGAAAATGAAAAAGATGTAGTAACTGAAAGTACAACAGAAGATTTGACTGTTGCTAAAAATGTTGAAGTTGCTATAGGTAGCAAAGTTGTAAAAATAGGTGAAAACGAATACGAGATGGATGCAGCACCATATATACAAGCTACAAGTAGTTCTACGCTTGTTCCACTAAGGTTTGTTGCTTTAGCGATTTTAGGAGAAGATATTGATAATGCTGATAACAGTTCAGTTATTCAATGGAATTCAATTACAAAAACTGCAACTATAAATGTGGGAACTAATGTTATTTCATTTACAGCAGGTAGTGGCAGTGTAAATGTCGATGGTGTTAATAGCACTATGGCAAATGGTGTTAAAGCTGAGATTACGGACGGAAGAATGTATATACCATTTAGAGCTTTGGGTGAAGCACTTGGCGTGGATGTTAAATGGGATTCATCCAGAAAGACAGCAATTTATGTGATTGATTAATTTCAATTTACTTCTTATCAAAAGTAATAAATTAGATTAGCAAAAAGGGTTGGCAGTTTCAGCCAACTCTTTTTGTTACCTTGTTAATGTATCAGCTTTTTCATATTTTTAGAAGGAGTGAAAAATTTGAGAATAAAAAGTTTCGTAAGTATACTATTGATGAATATTTTTGTTATAACTAATATCAATTTCAGCTATGCAGATGTAATAAATAATGATGAAATAACTCAACTTTTCTCTGATATGGATATTACTTACAGAGGTACTGTAATTTATGGTGATGTAGATAATGATGGTGATATAGATGATGATGATGTTACAATATTGAGAGAAATTATTATAGGCACATCAACTGCCGATGACAGAACTAAATTAGCTGCTGATATAAATGGCGATAAGTCTGTTGATATTAACGATGTTACTTATTTGAGAAAATATCTTGCAGGCACATATACAATGGAATTAATGGCATCTGGTATGTGTGGCGATGATGTATGTTGGAGTCTTAATTCGGAAGGTATCCTATACATATATGGTACTGGAGCAATGACAGATTATTCATCAGCAAAAGAGGCTCCTTGGTATATATATAAAAAGTGTATATTTTCTCTTGTTGTAGAAAATGGTGTTACCTCAATAGGAGACTGTGCGTTCGAATATTATGAAACCCTTAATAATGTTACAATTTCTGATAGTGTTGAAAGTATAGGTACTGAGGCTTTTTCATTATGTGAAAATTTATTAAATGTAGATTTTCCGGAAAGCACTATAAATATAAAAGACTTTGCTTTTCAATATTGTTATTTATTAACAATTATAAATTTAAATAGTGGGGTTATTGGAAATAATGCTTTTTTTGGATGCAAAAACTTGTCAAATGTAAGTATATCAGAGGGAATAACAAGTATAGGTATAGGTGCTTTTGGAGGGTGTAGAAATTTATCGTTAATAGATGTTTCTTCTTCCAATAATTACTATAAATCTATTGATGGGGTATTGTTCACAAAGGATGGAACAAGACTTGTATTATATCCAAATGGAAAAAGCGATATATCTTATGTAGTGCCAGATGGAGTATTGTATATTGAGGATTGTGCATTTGAGTATTGCAGTAGGCTTGAAGATGTAAAATTGCCAAATGGTCTTTTGGAGATTGGTAATTATGCGTTTGAATATTTTAACAGTTTAAAGTCTATAAATATGCCAAGTAGTATAACAAGTATTGGTAGTTTGGCATTTTTAGAATGCACTGGACTTGAAAACTTATACATTGATGATATAGACAATTGGTGTGAAATTTCATTTAGTGATGAGTATTCAAATCCTATGGCTTATGCAACAGAGTTATCTATAAACAATAAACTTTCAGATGAACTTATTATTGATTATGGGGTTTTAAGTATTAACAACTATGCATTTTGCAATGATAGGACATTAACAAGTATAGAAATACCAAATTCGGTTACAAGTATAGGTTCATATGCATTTTATAATTGTAGTAGTTTAGCAAATATAGAAATACCAAATTCGGTTACATATATTGATTGGTATACATTTTATAATTGTAGTTGTTTAACAAATGTAGAAATACCAAGTTCAGTAACAAGTATAGCCAATTATGCTTTTTGGAATTGTAATAATCTTAGTTCTATAGTATTACCGGCAGAAGTATTGAGTGTTAATAGTCTTGCCTTTTTTAAGTGTTCATCGCTGAAAACTGTTTATTACAGAGGAAATGAAACTGATTGGAATAATGTTGATATTTCAGTAGGAAATGAGTATTTAACGAGTGCTGATATAGTTTATTTGTATCAAAATGATAATACTACTGAAGTAAACATAAGTACAAATAACATACTTGGTGGAGTTGAAGTATCGTTAAAATCTGATGATGCACATACAATATATTATACTACTGACGGAACAACACCAACTACAAGGTCAAAAGTTTACCGAAAAGAGTTTTCACTTACGGAAGCCGGAAATTATATAATTAGGGCAATGGCTTATAATGGAACAGCTTATAGTAGAGTATATGAAAAGTCTGTAAGTATAAGCACTGCCGATCTTCCAAGTATAAGTTATAAAAGAGGAACTGTAACCATTACAGGAGAGGAAGGGGTTGAAATATATTATAACAAATCTCTTACAACACCTACTTTGGGCAGTTTAAAATATAGTCAACCATTTGCTGTATTTGATAATACATATGTATCTGCTATAGCTACGAAAAAGGGTTATGCAAATAGTAGTATGGTATCTCTTTATTGTAATGCAGATACTGTTAATGACGAGTATGAGCCATTGAAAGATTCATATAACTTTTTAAATAGCAGAAATTCATTCGGATATGGATTGGGTTATAAAATACCTATAAACTCATATACTTCTGTTTTTGGAGAAACATTGGGAGAATTGTTATATAATGAAAATGCTTATAATGATGATGGCAATCTGATAAGTTGGGGTGGTTCATGTTTTGGAATGGCTTTAACAAGTGTATTGTTCTATACTAAAGGACTTGATTTAAATAATTACTGTGATTCAGATTATGGATGTGTTTATGATGTAGATGCTCCAAAGTCCGCAAATTCTGCTCTTACAAAATTGATAGAGAGATGTCAGGTTTCACAATTTTTGCCTATAATTCAAATGGAAATGTTTGGGGAGAAAGAAGAAGGAGGAAATTGGGTTCAATCCGGATATGGTGATTTAAGTAATATTGTTAATGCGGCACAAAATTGTAAAAATGAACCTATTATTATATATATAAGCAGAGGAGCTTATGGTCAATGTGGACATGCTGTTTTGCCATACAGAACAGAAAAAATAAGTGATGATATATATAATATTTATGTGTATGATTGTAATTCGCCTTCGGAAAAAGAGTCGGCTGAGCATTACATCACTATTAATTTGAGTACAAATAAATTTTCTTATTACAATGGGGATACCTATGATTTTGCAATTTCATTTATAAAGTTAAGTTCTCTTTTAGAAAATGAAACAGTGTCATTATTGGAAAATGAAGATACAGAAGACAATCCTACTGTAATGAGTAATTCAATAATATTTATTACAAACTCTGATGATATAAGTATATATAATGGGAGTGGTGTTGAAGCAAGTAATATAATTGGTGCTGTTCATTATAAAAAAATGGATATAGAGAAAAATGATGGTGCTATATGGCTTTTACCTTATGATAATTATACTGCTGTAAATAATAGTACCGATGTTGATAAATTTGAGGTGAAAATAGGTAACGATGAAGAAAGTTATAGTCTTGCGACGGATAATTTGTCATCAAAAATATCATTTGGTAGAAATAATGATAAATTGTATATTTCGGCTGCATCTAATGATAATACAAATATGGAAATTAGTACATATAACAGTTTAAAGAAAAAAAATAATATGAAGGTATTCTCCAACTATGTTTATGTAAGACCATATGATAGCAGTGCAGTAGAAGTGTACACAAATACAAAGGAAATAATTGCAAATGATATAAATTTTTCTTTATACGATTATAATGGAAACCTTGTAAATGCTAAATATATGGTATTAATTAGCAAAAATGAAAAAGAATATGTAAACAGTAATGTGGAGGTTTCAGTTATATCGAAACCTAAATTTGTTGACGGAGGCATTGAAGGAACACTAAAAGTAAGTTTAATCAATAATGGAGAAATTTCAGAAAGTGGAACATTGTATACTGCACTGTATGATGGTGAATCAAATAAAATATTGAGTGAACAAAGTGTGATTGTTGATTCGTTATCTCCATTGGAATGTAGAAATATTAAATTTAATGAGAATATAAATTTGGACAATACATCAAAAAAGTATGTTTTCAAAATTATGTTTTGGGATAAGAATATGAAACCGATTTCAGATTATATTGAACTGTACTATTGAGAATATTAGGTGAGAAAATGAAAAAAGTGTTTTATTTAGTTCTATTTGTTTTTATGGTCATAATAAATAACAGAATGATATTTGCCGATGAAGTATCAGAAGTTGACAGCTATATTGTTAAATACAAAGACAATTCGGTAAAGCTGTTTTCAGCTGATGAAGAACCAATTGCATTTAGTGATAATTTATATGTAGTTGATGCAGAATATGCAAAAACACTGGCTAATGATTCAAATGTTGAATATGTTGAACCAAACTATCAAGTAGAATTGTTTGATTGCCCAAATGATGAGTATTACAGTGAACAATGGAGTTTAATGGATTGGGGATATAACAACATATTTAAAAATACAAAAGGAGGACAAGGTGTTAGGGTGGGAGTTATTGATTCCGGAGTAGCCTCTCACCCGGATTTGGAAAATATAAGTAAGGACAGTTTTGATATAATTAAAGGCGATAATGAATGTGATGATACTTTTGGACATGGTACATTTGTTTCGGGAATTATAGGTGCTAATGTAAATAACGGTATTGGAATTGCAGGAATAGCACCTAACTCGGAAATAGTAGTAATTAAGTGTTTTTCGGGAAAAACAACAAAGGTTTCTTATGTGATTTCTGCAATTAATTATGCTACAACTATGAATTTAGATGTATTAAATATGAGCTTTGGCGTATCTTTTACAAATGCAAATGGAGGCAATTCCTTAGCTTTAAAGGAGGCTGTTGATAATTTATATGATAGTGGTACAATTATAGTTGCGGCAATAGGTAACAGCGGAAATTCAACATTATATTACCCTGCGGCATATGATAATGTAATTGGAGTAGGAAGTGTTGATTCAGAGTTTGTTGCAGCAGATTCATCTCAGCATAATGAAAGCGTTTTTGTGACTGCACCCGGAGAAAATATTTATGGATTGTGGTCTCCTAATACTGAAGAAAATTTGTATTATAATACATGTTCAGGTACATCTTTTGCCGCACCATATGTAACAGGGTTAATAGCTATTGCAAAGTCATATAACAAAAATTTTGATTTTAATGATATTTGCAACTTATTGAAAAATTCAACAAAAGACTATGGAGATAAAGGCTATGATACAACATATGGTTGGGGTGTTGTTAATCCTAAAGTTTTTGTTGATAATTTATATGGTGGCTCAAAAGTTTTTATTACACAGCCGAACTGTAAGATAAATGATGACAATAGTATTACTATAGCACAAAATGTTATAAACAACAGTGGTAAAAACTTAAGTCTTTACTATGTACTATATGTTAATGATAAAATAGCTGAAATTACGGATTATGAACTTGATGATGAAGTAAATATCAAATTCAAAAATAAAATATCTGATAATAGTGTGATTAAATGTTTTGTATGGGATTCATTAAATACATTGATTCCGTATTATGATTGCTTTGTTGTTTATTAGGGAATACTGAGTAATTACATGTTTTATAAATTTAATAAAAATTTTCTTACTTCGTAGTCAAGCGGAAATTGAGTTATTAGAAAAATTGATTTGTAAATATAAAAATTTAAATGCTAATCGGAATAAGGTTAGGAATAAGTATAAATTCACTAAAGTTGCGAAATTACAAGTAGCAACTTTGGTGTTTTTTTTGTTAAAAAATGAAAGATTATCTAATTGGATTGAAAAATGATATGAATTACATTATAACATTGATAAATAAAATCTTTTTTAAAAAATGGTGAAAAATATATTGCATATTCGATAAAAATGTAGTAGAATAAATTCCCAAGGCTTTTCTTGGGAAGTAGATAAAAAGAAAAGTAAGAGGTTTCTATGCAATGAAGGAAGAAAATAAAGGTTTTTTCGATAGCGGAAAATTTGTTGAGCGTGTCGAGGAAACGATGCAGGTAAAAAATATATCATATGAACAATTACATCAAATATTAACCGAAAAAGTCGGATATTCTATAACAAAAAACAATCTAAGAATATACATTCAAAACAGAACTCCAAATATACAATTTGCTATTGCACTCAGCAAGGCATTAGATGTTTCAATGGATTTTTTGTTTGGAACAGATAGTGATGAGAAAACACTTTACAAGGGTATAAATTATCACCTGCTTAGTAAGCGTTATCAGAAATATATAGGCGATTATCACCTGTATTTCTACAATACACGAAGCAATTCGGTAGGTAGTATTATACATGCAAATCTTAGTGTTAAGCTCACAACTAAATATGAAGTTTCAATGGAAATAGCAACAACAGAAGGTGGTATAAAAAAATATAAAGGTCAGCTCTTAATATCTGATTTAACGCCAACTGTTTATATGTTACTTTATGCCGAATTTGGTGAAGTGGTTTCAATGACTTTTTATGACGAGGCGGTTAATTTTAATAAATTCAGATGTGCTGTAGGTGCAATGTTATCTGTGTCAAGTGGAGATTTGAAACGCTCGCCGGTAATGAATAGATTTGTATTAACAGATTACGAGGTTACCGAAGAAAAGAAGATATTCTTAGAAGCACATTTAAGAATGAATACAAAATATATCAACATAAAACCTAAAAAATTGAGAGATGTACTATCTAATCTGATAGATGAAAATGCTGAGGATATATTAAAAAGACTTTCAAATGCTTTCTCAGAACAATCCTATTTTTCAATCGAGGAATCGTTTCTCGAAAATACAATAAAAAACGATTACGACCTTTCGAGCGAGGAAGTTGAAAGGTTGATAGCCGAGTTGAGAAATAACTCCCTTGCTCCGGCAAATAGCAAGGTAAACAGAAGTTTGGATACAAAATTATTTATGTGTACTAAACAATAAAAATATATAAGGTGAAAATTATGAGAATTATATTTATCAATAGAAGGAAGATTTTAAAAAATAACAACAACAGTATGCAATATGGATCACCGATGGCTTTGAAATAAAGCTTATTTAGCAACTTTTAGAGGTGTGAATTAAGTTGATTTTATCTCAAAACTAATCTCCTTTAAGACCGGTTTATTAAGGTGGATATAGGTGTTCTATCCCTATATCCGTGGATGAAGTGGCTCTTATAGGAGGTGACAGCAGGTGGAGTACCCTGACTTTTCGGATGTTGACAAAGAGATAAGTATATTTGCTAATCTTGACGATGAGTTGGGCGAAACTATAAGAGAGCATAGAGATCGGCTTAACATTACACAAAAAGAATTAGCTGAAGCTGCTCAATTAAATGAAGATACCATACAGAGAATTGAAAGCGGGAAAGTTGTGTGTCCCACTTTTGAAACATTAATAGCATTAATTGTTGCATTAAAATTAAGATATGAATATGCAGAAGATATCCTTATAAAGAGTGGACAATTAGGCATATTTCATAAAAGAAAGAAAACTAAAAAGGAATTGCTCTATCAAAGAATATTGTTGTCTGAGGGTAAGTATACCGTAATTCAGATAAATGAAATGCTAATAGAAGAAGGAATGTCACCGCTTACTAAAGGTGATGCGGTAAAAAGGTCGGTACGGCAGTAGTCACCGACTTTTTTTATAGAAAATTTTTATTAAACCCGATTTTGAAGTCGGGTTATTTTTTTGCCTTTCTATAGGCATTTGAGAGATATTTGATTGGATTTTTTGTTATATTTAGGCTAAATTTGACTAAAAATCCGACTTCTGACTCTGTTTGAATTTGTACTGTTAGATGTTATTGTATAGATAAGTCAATGACGGAGACTTAATTCCGTCAATAATAAAATATTACAAAGCCTGATTAGCTATAAGGGCAATGGATACATATATTGGACTGATATCGTGAAAACGGTAGACGGTGCAATATGAAGTACCCTTGATTCCTTATGTCATTTTTCAGGTACTTAGGTCGATGTACTTCATCGACCTTTTTCATTGCCCGTTTCCGCAGCAGGCGGAAAGGACAAACTATGAAAATCAAAATGATTTATGAAAACAAGTATCAGATGTTGGAGGTAGACAGCAATGAGATGTCAGCTTGGCTTAATATTGACACCGATATGGCAGAGGAAGATTTACAGAAATGCGTACAGGAGAAAATAGACAAATTATATAACCGCCCCGATTACAATAACTGGCATAAATTTGACAGACATCGTGGAGAAATGAAAAAGCCGTTTAGGAGAGATGATGAGCCGGAGGATATAACAGAAGATGTAGATTATATAGCTGATAACACCGATGAAATTGCTCGAAACCGTCAATATGATTACGATGACTTGTGTCAAAAAATTCGTAGTGTTTTAAAACCTAATTATGCGGAAGTCTTGATTAGCATTGTTCTTGATGAGAAATCCCCCGAAGATTATGCTGCTGAAACAGGAGATACAAGAGAGGCTGTTTATAAAAGATTGCAAAGGGCAAAAAAGAAATTTGAAAAAATTTTTTAAAAGTGTCCAATTTGGTTTTCTCCCAAGGCTAATAGGTAGAGGAGCAATCCTCAAATAATATAAACGGAGGTAATGCGATATGCAATTACAGATTTTTGAAAACGCAGAGTTCGGTGCTGTAAGAACTGTTACGGTGGACGGAATACCATTCTTTGTTGGTAAAGATGTGGCTGTTGCTTTGGGATACAGCAATTCGAGTAAAGCGGTAGCAAGTCATGTTGATGAAGAAGATAAGGTGTTTTTAATGCTCGATATAGCAGATGCCCAAAATGGGAATGTGCCTATTGGGCAGAGTAAAACAGCTGTTATCAATGAAAGCGGACTTTACAGCCTTATTATGGGAAGTAAGCTGCCAACGGCAAAGAGGTTCAAGCGTTGGGTTACAAGTGAGGTTCTTCCGTCAATAAGAAAACACGGCGTGTATGCAGTTGATGAGATGCTTGATAATCCGGATATTCTTATAGCTGCTTTGGAGGAATTGAAAGCTGAGCGTAACAGAGTCAGCACTCTTACTGAAACTATAGCCGTACAACATCAGCAGATTTCAGAGATGAAACCCAAAGCGTCATATTACGATGTGGTTTTGAACTGCAAAGACTTAGTGGCTATTTCAACTATATCCAAGGACTATGGCTGGAGTGCAACAAGAATGAATGACTATCTTCACAGTAAAGGCATTCAGTACAAGCAAAGCAGTATATGGCTGTTGTATCAGAAGTATGCGGAGTGTGGTTATACGAGTACAAAGACACACTCATATAACGGAAACGATGGAACACCCCATACCAAAACACATACATACTGGACGCAGAAAGGCAGATTGTTTATTTATGAAACATTAAAGGCAGACGGTATTGTTCCGTTGATTGAAAAGGAGGAAATTTGAATGAATATTTATTTTGAACTTAGTTCCCTTAAAGGGAAAATCCCATACAACACCTATAAAACAATACTCGGTCAGATCAATGCCGGAGATACACAGGGTGCAACAGCAGGAATAAAAAGGCTTAAGGAAAAGCTGGGAGGCAAAAATGAATAAGTATAATGCCGAGGGTTATTATGACCCTACGGCATACGCCGCTTTATCGAGGATTGCGAGTGAGGAGAGAAAGGCGAATTACAGACCGCTTGTGTATATTTGCTCTCCCTATTCCGGTGATATTGAAAACAATGTGGTAAACGCTCGTATTTACTGCAAATATGCGGTTGCGAATCATTGTATTCCGATAGCACCGCATTTGTTTTTTCCGCAGTTTACAGACGATGAAGAACTTGCTATGTTTATGGACTTGGTTTTGCTCAGTAAGTGTGAGGAACTGTGGGTGTTTGGAAATGTTATATCCAAAGGTATGGGACAGGAAATTGAAAAGGCTGAAAGGAAAAATATGAAAATACGATATTTCAGCCACGAAGTGTTGGAGGTTAGGTAGCTATGAATTTTACTTTATATACATCAAATTCGATTGGTAAACTTTCAAACTGCATTTATCCGAATAAGGTCAGCGTTTCCGATGAAAAGTCACTGACAGATGCAGTTAAGTTTGACCATGTGACGGCAAGCTATAAGGATTTTTACCGCAGTAATACAAACTTTATTGAGTCGGATAACATTCCGCTTGATTGCGACAATGACCACTCGGACGAAGAGCGAGAATGGATTACACCTATTGAGGTTGCTATGGCTTTTCCGGATGTTGCTTTTGCCGTGGTTTATAGCCGAAACAATATGAAGCCGAAAGGCAGTAAGTCAGCAAGACCGAGATTTCACATCTATTTTCCGATACCGGCTGTTAGGGACTCAAATGTGTATGCACAGTTGAAACAGAAAATTGCGGCGGCTTTTCCTTACTTTGACAATAATGCTCTTGACAGTGCAAGGTTGCTTTTCGGTGTAGAGAACCCGCAGGTTGAAATCTATAAAGGCAGTAAAAGCATTATGGATTTTGTTGATTTTGAAACTTGGGATAATGAGCAGGACATCGTGCCGGAGGGACAGAGAAACACAACAATGTCACGCTTTGCCGGCAGAATACTTAAAAGATACGGTGTGTCGGACAGAGCATACGAGATCTTCCTTGAAAAAGCTGATAAATGCAATCCTCCGCTTGAAGATGACGAGCTGAAACTTATATGGCACAGTGCTTGTAAGTTTGCAAAGAAAGTACAGAGCCAAGACGGATACCTCTCACCGGAGGAATACGAACTTAACAGAGCATCTTTGAAACCATCGGATTATTCGGACATAGGACAGGCAAAGGTTATTGCAAGAGAATACGGTGACGAACTCATTTACACAGCCGCTACTGACTTGCTCCGTTACAACGGTGTGTACTGGGAGGAGTCAAAGCAGAAAGCTGTCGGTGCGGCTATTGAGTTTCTTGATTTACAGCTTGAAGATGCCGTAGATGAAATGCAGAAAGCGTTTGATGCACTTGTGGCATCGGGTGTGTCGGAAACGGACATTGTTTCGGGAAGTAAAAAGGTTGAGAAAAATTTAAGCGACAGCCAAGCGGAGTTATACAACAGCTATTGTATTGCAAAGGCATATAAGGCTTTTGTGATGAAACGCAGAGATATGAAGTATATCACATCAGCACTTCAAACCTTGAAACCGCTCGTGAATGTTGCCGTAAGTGAATTGGACAGCAATCCATATTTGCTCAACACCCCGTCAAATACATACGATTTGCGTAAAGGTATGGACGGAATTATGGAGCATAATCCGGCTGATAAAATCACAAAAGTTACCGCTTTTGACCCAAGTGACAAAGGAAAGGAACTGTGGATTGAGGCACTTAATAATTTTTTCAGTGGTGATACGGAGCTTATAGACTATGTTCAGCAGATGTCTGCACTTAGCACACTCGGTAAGGTTTTCATAGAAGCTATGATGATTGCTTACGGTGACGGCGGTAACGGTAAGTCCACATTCGGTAATGCAGTTCTAAGGACGATTGGCAGTTACGGCGGCACAATTTCCGCTGATGCCTTGACGGTCGGCTGCAAGAGAAATGTAAAGCCTGAACTTGCCGAAACCAAAGGAAAAAGACTACTTATTGCCGCAGAACTTGAGGAAGGTATGAGGTTGAATACTTCAATGGTAAAACAGCTGTGTTCAACAGATGAGATTGCGGCAGAAAAGAAGTATAAAGACCCGTTCCACTTTACACCAAGTCACACCGTTTTGCTGTATACAAACCATCTTCCGAGGGTTGGTGCTATGGACGAAGGTATCTGGCGAAGACTTATCGTTATACCGTTTAATGCAAAAATCAGCGTCAAAAAAGATGTCAAGAACTATGCAGATTACCTCGTGGAGAATGCCGGAGAATATATCTTGAAGTGGCTTATTGAGGGTGCGGAGAAGATAATCAAAAATGATTTTAAGTTGAAACTGCCTAAAGCCGTGGAAGATGCCATCAATATATACAAGCGTGACAATGACTGGCTTGCCCATTTCTTTGAGGATTGTTGCGAATTGGGCGAGGACTTGGAGGAAAAGTCGGGAGGATTCTATGATGCCTATCGAGCATTTTGCAATAGAACAGGAGAATATGTAAGAAATTCGGCTGAATTCTATGCAGCCATAGAACAGCGTGGTATAAAAAGAAAAAAGACCAAAGAGGGTAGATTTGTAGTTGGGATAAAACTCATCAATGCAGATTTTGTTAAATAAGGAGATAAACTATGTGGATTAAGAATAATGATGAAACTTTAATATTAAATCTTAGTAACTATGATGGCGTGATAATCAGGGAAATAACAGATTCAGAATATGAACTTTCAGCCATTAAGTTTGATGTGGATGCTAATAGTAGATTTGACTTTTGCGGTAGGTTTAGACTTGGGCGATATGAAAAAGATGAAGCAAAAAAGATTATATCAGAGATAGAAGAACATATTTGCAATAATAAACCGGTGTATAAATTACCAAAGTCCATATAGATTGTGACGGGCAAAAATGAAATTTTTTGAAAAAGTTTTGAATTTGGGTGTAATTAGTGGGTGTTTGTATAAAATGCTTGTATGGTACTGAAATACTGGATTTTTAGCAAATATTGGATTTAAAAGGTGACACCTCAGACACCTCTTATTATAAACCCCCTTTAGGGCAGAAAAAATATAAAAAATTATTATATAGAGAGGTTTAAGGATTGGGGTGTCGGAGGTGTCACCGCTTAAAAATTATGAGGTGAAATTATGCTTGAAAAGGATATAGAACGCAAACTTGTGATGGAGGTCAAGCGTGTTGGTGGTTTGGCTTTGAAATTCACATCGCCCGGAATGGTTGGAGTCCCCGACAGAATAATATTGATGCCTAACGGCAAAATTGCTTTTGCGGAGTTGAAAGCACCGGGCAAAAAGCCAAGAGCCATTCAAGTTAAAAGAATAAAGCAGATTAGACAATTAGGCTTTAAGGTGTATGTTATCGACAACACACAGATGATTGGAGGAGTGATTGATGAAATACAATCCACATGATTATCAAAGGTATGCAACACAGTTCATAATTGAACACCCTTGTGTGGGCTTGCTGCTTGATATGGGTTGCGGTAAAAGTGTTATAACTTTGACGGCTTTGTGGGAACTCGCCTTTGATTATTTTGAAATATCCAAGGTGTTGGTGATTGCACCAAAAAGAGTAGCCGAGGATACTTGGAGAAAAGAAATTGAAAAGTGGGAACATCTGAAAGATATTACATACTCCGTGGTTTTAGGCAGTAAGGCTGAAAGGGAAAAAGCATTAAACAAAAAGGCTTTGATTTATATTATAAACCGTGAAAATGTTCCGTGGCTGATTGAAAATCACAAGTGGGATTTTGACACTGTTGTGATTGATGAACTGAGTAGCTTTAAGTCACCAAAAGCACAGAGATTTAAGGCTTTGAAAAAAGTCCGTCCATGCTTGAAAAGGATAATCGGACTCACAGGTACACCCGCACCAAACTCCTTGATGGATTTGTGGAGTGAGGTTTATTTGCTTGATATGGGTGAAAGGCTTGGAAGATATATCGGTGGTTTTCGTGAAAGGTTCTTCACTCCGGATAAAAGAAACCGTGATGTGATTTATTCCTACAAACCACGAGAGGGAGCGGAGAATAAAATCTATGAGTTAATCTCGGATATATGTGTTTCGATGAAAGCACTTGACCATATTAAGATGCCGGAACTGATTATGAACAATGTCGAGGTTGAAATGAACAGTAAGCAAATGGCTGTGTATGAAAAGTTTAAGTCGGATATGGTATTAAGTATAGGTGGCAAAGAACTGGATGCCGTGAATGCGGCAGCTTTATCAAACAAACTTCTTCAAATGGCAAATGGTGCTGTGTATGACGATGAGAAATCGGTTGTTGAAATACACGATAAAAAACTTGATGCCTTGGAGGACTTAATCGAGAGTGCCAATGGCAAGCCTGTGTTAGTGGCTTACTGGTACAAGCATGATAAGGACAGAATTTTAAACAGAATACCGGCAGAGGAAATAAACACATCAGCCGATATTGACAGGTGGAATAAGGGTGAAATGCCTGTTGCACTTATACACCCTGCTTCGGCAGGACACGGACTGAATTTGCAACAAGGCGGTTCAACGATTGTGTGGTTTGGTTTAACTTGGTCTTTGGAATTATATCAACAGCTTAATGCACGATTGTACAGACAAGGACAGCAGAACACAGTGGTTATTCATCACCTTATTACTAAAGGCACTATTGATGAGAATGTTGTAAAAGCACTTGAAAGAAAAGATGTCGGGCAGAACGCTTTAATTGATGCGGTGAAATGGAGGTTGACCGAGTGACGATACAAGAGGCTTATGAAAATTTGGCAAACGCAATAATTATACAGGCTGTGAAAGATTACAGGACAGCCTTGAAAACAAAGAATGCCGATAGCAAAAAACACATCGAATGTTTTTTCAAATCGGAGCATTTCAAAGGATTAACAAATATCAGCGGAGAACAACTAATAAAGGCACTTAACAAGGAGGTATTCTAAATGACAGCAAAAGAGTATTTAGGACAGGCTTATAGAATTGACCAAAGAATAAACTGCAAGGTTGAACAGGTATCATCACTTAGAAACCTTGCTACAAAAGCAACATCAACCTTATCCGATACACCACCGAGCGGAACAAGAAATGTTCATCGAATGGAAGATGTAATCGTAAAAATTATGGCTATGGAAAATGAAATCAATGCTGACATAGACAGATTAGTGAGTTTGAAACAAGAAATCATAAGAGCTATTAAGTCGGTTAATAACCCTGAACAGCAAACGCTACTTGAACTTCGTTATCTCTGCTTTAGGACTTGGGAAGAAATTTCCGTTGAAATGGATTACAGTATTCAGCAGATTTATCGTATCCGTGATAAGGCACTTGGAAAAATAATTGTTCCAAATTAAAAGATGATAGGAAATGTTAGTAGATGTTCAAGTGAAAATGTGATATAGTTATAATGCGAGAAAAATATAGAGAGTAGTCTGACGGCTGCTCTCTTTTCTTTTGCCCGACACGGTTTTTACTCCTTTAGCTGTGCCGGTTTTATTTTTTCAGACCTTTGGCAAGGTTGATAAGCATATCAAGTTGGTTGGTGTCAAGACCTTTAGATGCTTTTAAAAGTTCAGAGGATTTAGTTGGATTTACGGATTCAGTATCAAAAAAATCCATAGGTGATATACCAAGGTACTCGCAGATGTAAAAGAAAACAGTCATTGATGGAAGATTTACTCCGTTTTCAATGTTGTTGATGTATCCGGCACTCTGACCGATTGAAAGGCTCATATCTCTTGCGGACACACCCTTGTTTATTCTCAGCTTTGCCAATCGCTCTGCAAATTGTTCTTTCGTCATAAATAAAAACACCTCCTTGTATATATAATTGTACTATACACAAGGGTTGATACTTACTAAACAAATTATCAATTATCGTTGACATATCTAATATAATTAGATAAACTGTGTTTAAGTATAGTTTTAAAATAGATAGGTGGTTTTGTGATGATAGAAAGAACTTGCTGTTTTACGGGACACAGACGAATTCCGTCAGATAAAATCGGAGAGATAAAGACTAAATTAAAACACACGCTTACAGAGATGATTGAAAGCGGATATTTATACTTCGGTGTCGGCGGTGCGTTAGGTTTTGACACACTTGCCGCATTAACCATACTTGAACTCAAAAAGGATTATCCGAGAGTAAGATTGATATTGGTGCTGCCGTGTGTTAATCAAACAAAAGGATGGAAAGAAAAAGATGTTGATGTTTACGAATTCATAAAATCTCAATGTGATAAATATGTGTATATTTCAAAGGAATATACGAGCAACTGTATGTTAAAGCGAAACCGGCATCTTGTTGATAACAGCAGTCTTTGCATTTGCTATCTTACCGAAAACACAGGCGGTACAGCCTACACGGTCAGGTATGCAAAGCAGAAAGGACTTAGAATTATAAATATAGCAGAGAGGTGACAGCTGTGCCGTACAGACCAAACACACCTTGCAAGCATCCCGGCTGTCCTAAGTTGGTTGCTTACGAAAATAAATACTGTGATGAACACAAAGCACTTCATACCGAGGAAGTACGAAGTGCGGCGGTCAGAGGTTACAACAGAAGATGGCAGAAGATAAGCAAGGCTTTTCTTAATGCACACCCTCTTTGTGAGAGGTGCAAAGCAAAAGGAATATATACCAAAGCAACCGTAGTTGACCACATACAACCCCACCGAGGTGACAGAGAGTTGTTTTGGGACAGGAGTAACTGGCAGAGTTTATGCAAGCACTGCCACGATGTCAAAACAATGACCGAGGATAGGAATATAGAATACAAATACTAATACCGGGAGGGGCAATCTCAATCTCTGTGAGAAAAACAGACGCTGACCGCAGCCCCCTCAAACGCAAATTTTTGCATAATTAAAGGGGTGGGATACCCAAAAGGCTGAAATTTAATACCCTAAATTATCTTGAAACGCTGATAACTTCGGCGTTTTTTGTTTGCTATAAATAAAAATTGTTTCGTGTAAAACTAAGGAGTTGATGGCATATATGACCGATTATCAGCGAAAAAACATAATAAAAATGCGTGTAAGCGGTGACGGTTATCAGCTGATTGCCAAGTCCGTAGGTCTTACACGAGATGCGGTAAGAAATTACTGCAAAAAGAAAAATCTGCAAGGCTACGGCTATGTAACCGCCTTAAATGTGAGTGAGCAGATAAAATCCGGACAGCTGTGCAAGAACTGCTGTATGCCGGTTAATAAAAAACACACGGGCAGACCTAAGAAGTTCTGCTCGGATAAATGCAGATACGATTGGTGGAATAAAAGGAGATGTGAACGAGATGAATAGTACATCGGAACTTAAAGTGATTGCAGTCGATTTGCTTAAGCCTGCGGAATACAATCCGAGAAAACAGCTTAAGCAAGGTGATAAGGAATACGAGAAAATAAAGAACTCAATAACAGAGTTTGGTTTTGCCGACCCTTTGGTGGTAAATTCGGATATGACGATTATAGGCGGACATCAAAGACTTACCGTTGCAAAGGACTTAGGTTATACCGAAGTGCCTTGTGCCGTTGTGGATTTGGATAAAACACGAGAAAAAGCACTTAATATCGCACTTAATAAGATAACAGGTTCTTGGGACGATACTCTGTTAGCCGATTTGATTGTTGATTTACAGAATGAGAATTTCAATACAGATTTCACAGGCTTTGAAGCACCCGAAATTGATATGCTTTTTTCAAAAGTACACGATAAGGAAGTCAACGAGGATGATTTTGATGTAGAAGAAGAATTGAAACAGCCTTGTTTCAGTAAGTCAGGTGATGTTTGGCATCTCGGCAAACACAGAGTGATTTGTGGTGATTCAACAAATGCCGATACATTTGAAAATCTGCTTGAGGGTACAAAAGTAAATCTTGTATGTACAGATGCCCCGTATTTTGTTGAGTTAAAAAATAAGTCGGGTACTATTGCAAACGATAACTTAGATGATAAGCAAGCCTACGAATTTTTGCTTAAGGTTTTCACTAATTTCAAAAATTCGATGGCTATTGATGCATCAATTTATGAATTTTATGCAACTATGAAAACTCGTGTGTTTTATGATGCTTTTGAAGATGCGGGATTTAGAGTTGGTGCCGGATTGATATGGAAAAAGCCGAGAGCACCTTTTATGAGAACCGATTGGAAATTTAACATGGAACCGCTCATCTGGGGGTGGCGTAAAGATGGTAAGCATATCTGGTATGGTGACCAAAAGCAAACCGCAGTATTTGAATTTGACGGAATTAAAGATTCGGAAAAGGATGGATTCGGACATCCGTCAAGTAAACCTGTACCATTGATTGCTTATTTGATAAAGCAATGTACACAATCGAATGGCTTGGTTCTTGATGGATTTCTTGGAAGTGCTTCAACACTTATTGCTTGCGAGCAAATAAGCCGAGTGTGTTATGGTGTTGAACTTGAACCTAAATTTGTAGATGTTGCGGTAAAAAGGTACTTGAAGTATTTTGAGGATAACAATGAAACACCAAAAGATGTGTTTGTAATGAGAGATGGGCAAAAGTTGACACTTGATGAGGTTTTGCAAGATGTTGAGAGGTAAAATGAGGAATGTCTACAATGAAAAAGGATAAAAATAAATATATTTTTTCAAAAGATGATACAGTAGTTTTTGGCTTTACTCCAACTGGTGAAATTTTCTGCCTTGACTATGAGGATTTTGAGAAAATCAAAAACACAATGTGGTACAAATGTAATTCAAACAATGGCTATATAGGTGACTCAAGGGGGATATGCATTCATAGATATATATTGACTATAGATGGAGATTATGAAATTGACCATATTAATCATAATCCTATGGATAATAGAAAGTGCAATTTAAGAATTTGCACACATCAGCAAAATCAATGCAATCAGCCGTTGCAAAAAAATAACACTTCGGGGGTTACGGGTGTGAGTTTTTATTCTCCAAGAAATAAATATCGTGCCAGAATAAAAGCAAGTCAACAAGATATTCATCTTGGTTACTATGAAACATTTATAGAGGCGGTACAAGCAAGAAACATAGGTATGGAATGTATGTTTGGGGAATTTGGGATTTATAATGAAGTTCCCGATACTCCGAGTTGGATAAAGGATAAAGTCACAAATATTTGTAAGCGCTTTGTAGATTTGTCAATTTGCGAAGCGTTTATTTTTGCCAATAAAAGACTGAAAGAGGGTGATAATTGTGTCGGATAGAAAACTTACATTTATTGACTTCTTTTCGGGTATAGGCGGCTTTAGGCTTGGCTTGGAGCAAGCCGGAATGAAGTGTATCGGCTTTTGTGAAAGAGATAAATTTGCAGTAAAATCATACAGAGCAATGTATGATACGGAGGGAGAATGGTATTCGGATGACATCACAGAACTTAAATCAGCAGACATCCCAAAAGCAGATGTCTGGACAGCAGGAAGTCCTTGTCAAAATGTCAGCATTGCGGGAGGACGAAGTGGCATACTGTCAGCACTTTCACTTCGTGAAAGCCTTGCTACGCAAGTCCGCATCTATCTTTGCGGTGCATTGGAGACCGAAGCGGTCTCTTTTTTAAATTCGCTGACCTATCAAGCGGCAAGATAGAGCCGCCAAGCCGTAGGCTTGCTTTTGCAGAGCAAAAGTTGTGACACTCAAGGGCAAAGCTGAAGAAGATAAACCCGAATGGATTATCGTTGAAAATGTTAAGGGACTTCTTTCAAGCAACAAAGGATATGACTTTCTTGAATACCTCGCTGAACTGGATGAAAGCGGGTATG